TATGATGAGCAAAAAGCACAGCAGGAGTTGCAAGGTCTTGAGCAATGGCGTCTCTATGAGGCTCAGGATGTTAGAGAGAGAATGGCTACTCAGATTATTAATTATCTGTGGAGAACTGAGTTACTACCTTCTAAGTTTAATAGAGGGTTTGAGGACGCTCTTATCGCGGGTGAAGAAGTTTATTCGGTTCAGATAATTGGCGGAGAACCTAAAGTTCAACGTGAGAACCCATTAAATATTGTCTCACTTAGAAGTGGTGACTCAATTCACATTGAAGACTCTGATATTATCATTAAAGATGGTTACCGTGCAGTTGGTCAGGTAATTGACGACTACTACGAGTACTTGTCTTCAGATGACATTACTAAGATAGAGGAAGGTAATAGAATGAATCGTGCAGTTAGCATGATAAACTATCCCCTTAATTCTAAGATTCCTATCCCTCAAAACTACATGACTGAAGCATTTGGTGAGACTATTGTAGTTCCAGATGCACGTAGTTTGAACGCATTTGGTGGTTCTTATGATACTAAGGGTAACGTTCGCGTAACCCAGATCATCTGGAAATCACTTAGAAAGATTGGAAAGCGTGTGTTTTTCGACGAATATGGTGACCGTCAGGAAGATTTTGTTGACGAATTCTACAAAGCAGACGAAACTGCAGGTGAGGAAATCGAATGGATATGGGTTACTGAATGGATGGAAGGTACCAGAATCTCTGGTGATATTTACATTAAGATGCAACCTCTGCCTCGCATTGGACTCAATATGAGTAATCCAAGTAAATGCATGCCACCGTTTGTTGGAGTAGTCTACAATATTAATAGTAATAGGGCAATGTCTTTGATGAGTTACTTGAAACCTTACCAGTACCTCTACAATGCCCTGATGTACAACACTGAACTTGCGATTACTAAAAGCAAGGGTAGAATCCCATTGTTACCACTCCACTTAATACCAGATGGTTGGGACTTAGATTCATGGATGTACTACTTTAATGTAATGGGTGTTGGTGTAGTTGATGCATTTAAAGAAGGTCAGAAGGGTTCAGCTGCTGGTAAACTTGCAGGTCACATGAATTCCTTACCTACAGAGTTCAACTTGGACATGGGGAATTACATTCAAAATAATGTAATTATGATGAACACTATTCGTCAACATGTTGATGAAATCTCTGGAGTGTCACCACAACGTCAAGGTCAGGTAGATAACCGTGAGACTTTGGGTGGAGTTGAGAGGGCTGTAACTCAATCATCACACATCACTGAGAAGTGGTTCTTCATTCACGACATGGTTAAGGTTAAAGTACTTGAAGTACTACTTGAGACTGCTAAGTACGCTTGGAGAAATAAGAAACTCAAGAGGCAATATGTTATGGATGACATGACTATGGCAGTTCTGGACATGGATGGAGACAACTTTGCTACCGCAGAATACTCAGTTGTAGTAGCTAATGCATCAAGCGATATGAAGATTGTTAGTGCTCTCGAACAGTTAGCACAAGCTGGTCTGCAGAATGACAAACTTAACTTCTCTGATATCATGGATATCTACATGACAGACAGTGTTGCTTCAATGAGACGTAAGATTCAGGCATCTGAGCAGCGTCGTGAGAAAGCTCAAGGTGAGCAGTTTGCTGAAGAGAAGAGACAGTTTGATGCTCAGCTTAAACAGGCTGCGGCTGATAAACAAGCAGATCGCGATACTAAAATAGAAGTTGCGTTGATTATGGCCGACTCTAGACAACAGACATCTGAACCAGTTGAAGAAACTGATGATGGTGAAATGGACCTTAAAGTTAAAAAACACGAGGACGATACTCAAATTAAACGTGAGACTTTAGCAGAAACTAAACGTAAGAATCAAGCTGCTGAAGCACTTAAAGCAAAAGATTTACAAATCAAGGCTAGTAAGCCTAAACCTAAAACTAGTAAATAATGGCAAGTAAAAAGAATCGTATATCAGTTATGCAGCGCATTGACACGTACTTAGCTTGGTTAGCATGGTTCAAAGCAAAAAGGAAGTAAAGCCTAATAAATACAGATGTACGAACTCGGATTGTGGTGCCGAATACTGGTCCACAATCCCAGTTTGTCGTCTAAGATGCCCAAAGTGTGGTTCTAAGCACCATAAACTAATAAAGATTGGCGGTGATCAGAAAGACTTTAAATTTTAACGATTGACATAAACTAATAAGATGAGTAAGACAGTATTTAAATACAACGCTGAAGGTAAGTTTATCTGTAGTTACAAAAACATTCAACAGGCAGCAAACGATCTCGGCGTTGATGAGAGCTCAATACGCAAACCACTTAAGCAAACTGGAGTCGCTAAAGTTAAAGACTTTTATTTCACTAAAGAGAAGTGGACACCAGAGACTATTAAAGAAGAGGTCAAAATGCCTACGTTTAAATCTCAAGCCAAAGTACTTGTACTTGACATTGAAACCTCACCAATGATTGCTTACGTCTGGAAGATGTGGGACAACAATGTTGGTAAGGGGCAGTTGATTCAGGATTGGTTTGTAATCAGTTGGTCAGCAAAGTGGCTCTTTGAACCAGTCGTCTATTCGGCAGTTGTTACTCCAGAAGAGGTACTTGCTAAAGATGATAAGAGAATCATAATGGCGGCTTGGGAGATGATTAATGAGGCCGATGTAATCATAGGGCACAATCTGAATGCGTTTGATATGCCCAAACTCAACACTCGTTTTCTATTACATGGGCTACCGCCACCCAAACCTTACCAGACTATTGACACAATGCTCTCAGTTAAGGGTAATACTTTTAAGTTCTCAAGCAACTCATTAGCGTTTCTTACAGATGCTTTGAATCTTGGTGGGAAATTAGATACCGACTTCAGTCTTTGGAGTAAGTGCTTAGCTGGAGATGCTGAGGCACTTGCAGATATGGCAAAGTACGACTGTCAGGATGTAATTATTACAGAAGAACTTTACACTACTATCAGACCTTGGATTAAAGCACATCCGAATATGGGTAACTTTAATCAGACAGATGAAAAGAAGTGTCCGGTGTGTGGAAGCACTCACCTTGAGGACATTGGAACTTACTACGCATTAGTCAATCAATACACAGTTTACCGTTGTAGTGATTGCACGTCACTTAGTCGCTCTAACAAAGCGTTGAAGAATGGAACTAGCATTAACAGTCGTGTAATAAGCATCGCTCGATGAGAATACAAAGAGAAGATTCAGTTGTTCTGCAATTTACTAACGATGATGATTTTAAGGAAGTTAATGTGGTAAAGAATCTTTTTAGTAAGTTAGATGAACGAAGTCAGAAAGCAGGATTCAAAAGGGAGTTTACTTCTGATGAAATTGACCTAATTAGAGCAGTGCATAGCACCCTCGTCACTTATTCAAATACAAGTGTGTAGTATTGTGCTATAGCGAAGCGAGAAAAATGAACATAAATTTGGAGGCTGTTTAATTATTAACATATTTTTGTGGTTAAAATACGTGGAGTATGGAATTTAATTTTTTTGACACAGAGGTTGATCTGTCTACACCGATAGATACCTCGCAAATTAAAACTGAAACTAAAGATGAAGAAGCCGGTAAAGAAGCCCAAGAAGGGCTGCAAGTAAAGCCTGACATAGAAGTCGTTGATAATATTGACGACGTACTGCCAGACACAAAAGCCGAGGGTGGTGAAAATGGTGATGAGAAGAATGAAGAGTCTGCTAAACAAGACATTAAAGCAAAAACTCCTTCCGAACAAGGTGTAGACTCTTCTTCGTCACCATACTCCACATATGCCAAAGCACTTTTTGAAGAGGGAGTTTTAACTCATTTCGATGAAGCTGAATTTGAAGAGCTTGTTAAAGAGCACGGAGAAGCAGGCGCACTCATTGAGTTAAATAAGAAGACAATAGCGGACCAGATTGATAATTACAAGAACAGTCTGACGGCAGAACAAAGAGATGTTTTGGAAGCTATTGAAAAGGGTGTTCCATTAGATAAATACATTGAGTCGAAAGCTGCAGAGCAATCGTACTTAACTATTAAGGTGGAGCAACTTGAAGAGGATGAAAAATTGTGCAAACGATTGATTGCTGATAATCTTAAAAGTAAAGGTTTTGACTCAGAAGAAATTGATGAGCAAATTGAGAACCTTGAAAACTTAGGAAAACTCGAAGCGAATGCTAAGAAAGCTCTTACAACTTTACAAGCTTCTCAGAAGGAGGCTCAAGTACGGATGAAAGCTGAGACTGAGCAACGCAATAAGGCAATAGCAAAGCAACAGCAGGAACAACTCGCCAACCTTAAGAAAACCATTGATGCTGTTACAGAGATAATGCCGGGAGTGAAAATTAATCAGCAACAGAAGACAAAGATATATGAGGCCATTACTCAGCCTACTGTGCAAACAGAGAACGGTCAGTGGTTGAATGCTATCTGGGCTAAACGAGCAGAGAATCCGATTGACTTTGATACTACACTTGGATTCCTGTTTACATCAGGAGTGTTTGACAAAAACTGGAGTAAGATAATGAATACGGCTAAAACTGGAGCAGTTAAAGACTTAGAATCTGTCTTAAAAGCTGGATCAGTGGCTAAAACTGGAGACATGGGTAAGATGGAACCCACTAAGACATCTAAGGAAATCCTTGGGTCTATGAAGGTCTTCGCTAAAAAGAATTACTAACAACCCCTTAATCTTTAAAAAATGTTAATTTCTAAATTACAAACTCTTGATCCTAAAGACTGGGGTGGTCTCACAACTGATAACCACCTTGGAGCTTTATATATGCAGGAACCGCAGTTGGTTTCTGAAGTTATTGAACATATCTACAAGGTGAACCTTGGTGGTGATGACGTAATGTCGTTTATCAACCAGTTCCCCGTAATGTACATCGACGATGATGTTCCTTACGATTGGCTTCTGCAGGGTGCAGACGAGAAGAATATTCCTCTCGTAGACTACTGGGATTCAACCTATGCTACTAAACCTGCACGTCCGGGTATTGCACGCAGCACATTCTTCATGGAATTTGGTGAGCATTATTTTTCTGCAACTGACGTTATCGTTGGTGAGAAAGATGAACTCTACAAACTGCGCATCGTAGCTGATCCTATTAATCGTGGCACATCTGTACTGTACGAAGTTCAGTTGGTTACCGGAGACGACAATCTCTTTGTACCTGCTGAAGAACTTGCAGCTGGAAAACGTTGGTCAAAAGACTACTCACTGGTTGAGCAGACACTGTCGAAACGCGGTGGTGGAATCGTTCATACAAGTCCGTTCAGGATGCGTAACTGGATGTCCATGATTCGTAAAGAATACACTGTTCCCGGCAACATGATTCGTAAGGGTCAGAATAAACCGTTGGCTTTCTCATGGGTTGATCAGGATGGTAAGAAGATTACCTCTTGGTTAGGTAAACTCGACTGGGATTTTCTGGTTCAGTTCCGCAGAGAACGTGCTCGTTTGATGATGTACGGTAATGCCAATAAACTTGCTGATGGTACTTTTGGTAATATTGGTGAGAGTGGATACGAAATCCGCAGTGGTTATGGTCTGTACGAACAGGTTGCACCTGCCAATACATTCTTCTACAATACATTCGACCTAGATTGGCTGACTGAAGTAGCTCTTGGACTTAGCGTAGGTAAACTTCCTGAAGACGAACGTCGTTTCGTTCTGTCAACTGGAGAATATGGTGCCTATCAGTTCCACAAAGCAGTTCAGGATAAGGCTTCAGGTTGGACGCCTAACTTTAATCAGGATCGTATTTCGATTGCTGGAAACAAAATGACTTACAAAGGACAGTTCATGAAATACGTTTCTGTGAACGGTATTGAATTTGAAGTTATGATTGATCCGATGAAAGACAATCCTGTACGTAATAAGATTCAGCATCCTGATGGCGGTCTTGCTAAGAGCCGTGAATACGATCTCTTTGACTTTGGTACCGCTAAGGGCGAGCCCAATATTCAGAGGGTTGCTATGAAGGGTGATGAGGAAATTTACAAATACATTCCCGGTATGCGTGATCCTTTCACACCGTACAACAACCTGAGTAAGCCGGGCATGGCAAGCTCTTCAGTTGACGGATATTCCATACATAAAATGTTTATTGGTGGAATTCGTGTTAAGAACCCAATGCGCACTATGAGGATTATTCCTAGTTTACTTGGATAATTTTTGAGAAATTTGGTGGATGGTAACTAAATATTTACTATCTTTGTAAAAGTTATCATCCACCATTTTTTAAATCTTTGAAAATGACAGTAGAACAAGTTTTCCAAGAAACACAAAATGTAGGAGTAATCTACAGATTTACTAGTCCTTCTGGAAAACAATACATAGGGCAGGCAGTAGATTTTCAAAAGCGTTACTCGACCTACAAAAGAAGAAAACAGAATAGCATTGGTAAGAAGTTCTGGAATGCTATTTTGAAATATGATGGGATAGAGAACTTCGAAGTTGAGATTCTTTGTAAGGTTGTCAGGTTAGAGTGTGTTAGCGAGTTAAAAAAGTTACTTGATAAACTAGAGATATTCTTTATCAAATACTATGATACTTACAACAGTGGTTACAATTCAACACAAGGTGGTGAAGGTTCGCTGGGAAGAATAACTAAAGAAGAGACTAAACGTAAGATAGGAGAAGCAAATAAAGGCAACAATAAAAGAGAAGATATTACATGTACTTGTGATGCTTGCGGCAAAGAATTTAAAATACAGCCACACATCTACAATGCAAAAGTTAGAAGAACACTTTCAGGTAAAATCTATTGTTCTTCTAAATGTGGTGGTGGTAAGAAGAAGTCAACTATTACATACAACTGCGGTTGGTGCAATAAAGAACACACATTACCAACATGGTTGTTTAATAAATACACAAAAGATAGTAAATCTGGTAAACTGTTTTGTGATGCACGTTGTGCCAGACTATTTAAAATCGCGGTCAGAGAATGAAAGGTTGTCGCTCAACCACGCGTTACAATTTTTTAACCAATAAATAAATACTGTGGAGTATGTCATTTAAACAAGAAGAAGCAGAAGGCATTCTTTTCGATAGAAAGGTAAGGCTAGTACCAGTCCCTAGGGATGGTGGAATGATAACTGATAGGCAACATATCGGCTTTTTTATGTATGACGGAACTAAAATGCGTTTCGTTTTACCAAAAAGCAGATCACGCAGAACACTTTATCCTATCTTAAACCAGAAGGAGCAAGCATTCTTCGAAGGAGTACTGCAGATTGATTTGAATCTTTACGCTAAGAAGGACAACTTCTGGCACACATTTGAAGTAGTAATTGAGAAGGATGCGGCATTCATGCAAAGCGGAATCACATTCGACCTCAATGAACCAATGGAAAATCTTAAGTGGCGACTGTTGAAGATTCAAGCACAGGTTGCTCCCTCTTGGGAACAGCGTTACGACAATGGTGAATACAAATTTGCTCTTGTAGACGAAGATGTAGAGTCAGCAGAAAAGGTTAGTGCGGCTGCAATGAAAGAGAGAGCTTACAAATTCCTTTCAAAAGTAAGTAATTCTGCGACTAAAATGTACGATTTCTTGTGCATCTACCAGTTGCAAAATATTAAAACTAAGAGGCCCTCACCTGAAGCGTCAAGAGACGCACTCTACACTCAGATTCAGCAGACACTGGAAGACGATATTAAGGGCTTCCTTAACGTAGCTGAAGACAGTGAATACGAAACAAAGTTACTGGTTCACAGGGCAATGGGTCTTGGAGCGGTAGATAAAAAGATTAGTGGTAAAGATTATTACACAGCCGAAGGAAAGTTCTTAGGGAATAACATTGACTCTGTAGTTAAGAATCTTAAACAGCCGGAATACCAAGAGGATTACTTAAAACTCAAGGCGATAGTTAACTCAACAGGAAAGTAATATGACTAACTCTGAACTGAAAACCAGATTTCTTGTAGGCTACGACGCTATCACTAGCTTCATGGCACCGGGTTACACTGATGCCGAGATATCTGGTTTTCTCAATCAGGGGATGGATTTGATTGTAGATGAACTCTATGCTCAGGGAGATATTATTAACCTTGCAGAACTACTGACTAAATTCAACACAATAGTGGCAATTTGTACTTTAGAAGACTATGGTACTAGTGCTTATGAGCCGACAGCCTCTGTGAATGACTTTAGATGGTTTGTGAATGCAAGGTTAAAACTCTCCCGCGCAGAGCCAGTAGTAGTTAATAATGATTGGGTTCCATGTGAATTGATCACTAAACCATTAGCTGATAAATACACACAGACAGCATTTAACAAACCAATCATAATCTACCCAAAGGTAGTAATCGACAATGGTTCATTCATCATATTAACAGATTACTTAACGAGTGCTAATTTATTAGTTGAAGCGTTTCAATGCATTTACATTAAAACAGCAACTAGAATTGATGTAACAGACGGCCTTTCACCAGAATTACACGTCAGGTTACATCAAAAGATAGCAGACAAAGCGATTCAACTTGCACTTAAAGCAACTGAACCACAACGTGCAGAGGCTGAAATTAAACTCAATCAGGCGATATGACAGCAGTAGAAATGAAATACAAGTTTGATATGAAGTTACGAGACTTACTCGGAGCTTTAAATCATCCTTTCACTACGCAGGAGATCAATAGATTTCTTAACGAAGCACAGTTGGATATCTGTCAGCAATACGCAGACAAATACGAGATTGACGAAAATGCTAGACAAGTACTTTCAGTTTACACTAAACCATTTTCATACACTAGTTTTACTACAGATACTACTAACCATACTAACGGAGTTTACACAGACACATTACCCAGCGACTTATTGACAACAGTCAGCGAACTAGTTAACGGCTCACTTAGAGTTAAGCCAATTACTCACGACGAATACTCTCAATCTATTAGAAACCCATTTAAAGTACCATACAGTGAATTAGTGTGGAGAATGGATAGAGATGATAAGAGAGAGTTGATAACAGACGGAACAGTTGCTATTACTAAGTACTCAGGAGACTACGTAACTCTACCAGACGACATTGACATAGATAATGGAGTAGATTGCAAACTTACATCACAAGTGCATGAGAATGTGGTAGATCGCGCGATTGAAATCACTTTAAACGTAATTAATAGGACATCACAAATTATTAACCCAAAATCAAATAAATAATGAAAAAATTCATTGCAATAATCATAATCCTCTGCTTGAGTTTCACAGTAGCTGCTCAGGACAACTACAAACTGGGTGACTTTAGTGAAACTCAAGTTAAAGCCAAAGAGTTGAATCTCGGCGGTAGTTGGACAGTAAAGAAAAATAGTGCTAATAAAGGTTTGGACTTTTATTATGGAAAAACAAGATTAGCCTACTTATCTACTGTTGGAACATTTTATTCACCGTATTCAATTTCTGGTACTGGTATTTTTACAACTGGCGTAGCAATAGGCAGTAGTTCTTTAATATCTGAGACTAGGACTTACTTAACTAATATTAGATACTCTTTAAACGTTGACGACACACTAACTTGTGAAAACCTTTATGTTACTGCTACAATGCGTGGTAGTTCACTCATACGTGGTAACGCAGCTTTTACTGGAAATCTTACACGTGTAGCAGTTTACATTCCCGGACTTACTAATACAAGTTATGTACTAGTTCAACCGATTGCAGCAGCCGCATCAACTCGCCCAGACGCTACAGATGTACTTAGTACTTTCATCGTGAATGACTCTTTGATTGTCATGCGCAAGACTGGGACTACAGCCGCACTTTCATTCGACTGGTTTAGAATTAAATAATCTTTTCAATTTAAACACTTTTATTCACTTAATACTATTTAATAATGAGCGCCTTATACAACGCAAAAAACGTCTTCCATGTACTTGTTAGCGGTAACGTAACAGCAACAGCAGACGCAACATTGATTACTCAGGCTTCGGATTTGCAGACTGGTGAAGTAGCAATTCTGGACCTCGATAACAAAACTGTTCTCCACGCAACAAGTCAACTTGGTGCTACTGAGACTTTCAGGTTTGTTCATAGTGACGGTACCACACTGCACTACTCTCCTTGGATTAATGCCGCTAAGGTTATCGGTGGAAGCTACAAAGCTTACGCCGCAGCCGTACAGCAGGTTAGTTACATTGGTTACGTAGGTAGCGGAACTGGTAACATCGAAGCACTTGACCTCAACGAATACATCATCCGTGTACTGATTCAGGGAACTGAGACTACGTTTGGCAACAAGCAGATGTACAAGTTTGGTGCTTACAAATCAGGTAACACTGCTTATTCAGCTGATATTGCTCTTGGATTGGTTGGTAATCTTTACTACAATTTTAAACGTGAGCCCATTCAGACTATTCTTTTCGAAGCTATTTCTAACGGCACCACTACCGCCAGTTCTGGTGGAACTTGGGCAGTTTATAATGGTTCAACAACCGTAACTGTAGCCGAATCTTCTGGTGCAGCTGGTGATGCTGGTAAATACAATAGTGATGGTTCAACTCTCGTAGTCGGAGATTACATCCGATTTGGTCACGCTACCACAACTACTTATCCTGTTTATCAGGTAATGGCTATCAGTGGTGCTGCAGGTGCTCTTGCAACCATTACACTCGATCATCCTTACACCGGTACAAGCAATGCAGCTCTTGCAGCTGCTAGTGTTGGCTGTATGGCGAGTGCGACTGGTCTCGCAGCTACTTGGGGAATTAAATGCACTGGTGTTGCTTGGACAAACTTCAAGGCTGGTGTCTTCGGTTACGGAGTTACTCGCTTTAAGATTGAACCGCAGAACTGTGGTAACACAGCTGTAACTTACACAACTGCCGCTTACGAAGGTGTTGGTGTACGTTCACAGGTTCAGGAACTTGAATGGTTTGCTCAGGGTAACCTTGGTAACAAATACAGGATTGGAACTCCTCCGCCGACTATGTACGACAACACTGTCTCTGGTGGAACTTACAACATCCTTTCACTCAAGTATTATGACAAACAGGGTGATTCTGCACTTGATGCAGCTCCCGCTTCGATTGGAGAAATCGTGATTCCTAGCCACGTAACTGGTACTGGAAGCTCAGGACTCTATGACATGTTTGTTCACATGGGTTGGGTAGTCTAATTGATTGATTAAACAGGGGATGAAATACTCCCCTGTTTTTTATTTTTTTATTCACTATTTTAAAGCATTACAAATGGCTCTGACACTTGCATTAACCAACTTACAGCAAACTAACTGCACTGAATGGGTACTGACAGATGCTTCAGGTGCCTACAACGCTGTTTCAAATCCCACAGGTTGGTCTACAACCGCAAATCCCGGAACACTACCTATTATTAACGATAGCACAGTTACTTACGCTGAGTTAATCATCACTTTACCTTCAGGTGGTTCCGTTACAATAGATATTATTGATAATTGGGCAGATTTAACTGGCTATGCTACAGCTGCATTTGCAGTTGGAACTGATCCCCTTGCTTTGAGTTACACAGTAACTGCAGCAATGCTGGGAGCATCTACAATAGCAGATGGAATCTACAATGTCACTTATCAAATAGGAGATGGCACAACCTACGCTAACTCCACAAACCGTGCAACAATTTCTTACAATTACGCATCATACTGCTTAATCGAGTGCGCCATAGAGACTTTATTAGTCTGCGTACCGGCTAATTACCAGTGTGCTTCATGCGATAACGACTACTTAAATAAGGTGTCTATTCTTTGGACACTGCTTCAAGCATTAAAACTTGCGGCTTGCAGTGCAAACGTAGACTCGTTTACCAATATCCTCACAACGTTACAGACGGCAGTAGAAGAGAGCGGGTGTACCTGTAATTAAAACTTAAATCATATTTAAACATGGAAAACACTACTGAAGGGTGTGTGGAGACTATGAGTAGGCAAAGAAAATGGTACTACGAAAATAGAGACAGGGCAATAAAAAAGTCTAGAGAGTACAAAGAACGTAATGAAGCTGAGTTAAAAGTAAAGAGAAAATCTTATTACATACAAAATAAAGAAAAATTCAGTGAGGCTCACAGTAAATGGTACGAAGAAAATAAGCAATATGCTCTCAACCACAACGTTAAATACAGAGAAGAGAATGCAGAACATATTGCAGAATACAATAAGGAATACCAAAAAACGCATCGAGCAGAAATAAATGCTAAGAGAAAGTTTAACAGAGAAACAAATGCTAGAGCACGACTAGTTGAAAATTTAAGGTGCAGAATTTACATGGGACTGTGTAGGGCTGGATACAAGAAAACTAGTAGGACTTGCGAAGTATTAGGAGCAGATTATGATACTGTAAGAAAGCACTTAGAAGGAAAATTTACTAATGGAATGTGTTGGGAACTAATGGGAAAGAAGATTCATATTGATCATATTATTCCACTAGCTAGCGCAACTACAAAAGAAGAACTTCTAAAGTTGTGTCACTACACTAATTTACAACCGCTCTGGGCTGAAGATAATTTAAAAAAGAGCACTAAGATATTAATAACATAAAAAATTAATAATATGCCTTGTCAAACAAGCGCTACGTGCGCAATAACCATCCCAACAGGCTTACCGGGAGCTGCAGGTGCAGCAGGTGCTGCTGGGGCAGCCGGCTCTTCAATATTTGTTAATACTACAGGAACCGACTACACCTCTACTA